CTGAACTTAAAGGTCAACTAAAAGCTTATCGCGAGCAAGTAGGTGCAATGCAAACAAGCAAAATGCACTATCAGGAAAGCACTAGAACTAATGCTCAGTTCTCTGACGCAGAAAAGTCTAATGCAGTGTTCCTAGCACGCGCCCTAAACAAGCGTGACATGTTTGACACTAGACTAGGTGATCGTATGAAAGCTGTTCTAACTGACGGCAATCTAAACGAAGCATTTAGCACTAACGTGTACAACGAAATGCAACAACAACTAGTTATTGCTCCAATGTTTAACCGCATTGATGTAAATAGCAAAGACTTCCGTATTCCAGTAGCCGACGAAGACGGTTCAGATTTCGTAGCACAATTCCCAAGCGGTTCATTCGCAGCAGGAGTTAACGATTCTACTACTGTACCAACATCTCGTCAAGCTCAAATTGGTGCTGTAACTCTAAGCCCTAAAAAGTTCATGGTTGCGACACACATTGCCAAAGACGAAGAAGAAGATACAATTCTTCCACTTATCGACTTCCTACGCCAAGCTGCTACTCGTCGCTTAGCTCGTGGTATCGACAAGGCTCTTCTACGTGGTAACGGCTCTCTAAGCGCATTCTCTGCTTCTAACACTCTAACTGCAGCTGGAGCATATCCATCTGTTATTAAGGGTCTTGTAGAGCACGCTGCTGCTGTTAACGCTCTAGTTACTAAAACCGGAACAACAATTGATAAAGCAGATCCAGGTGATATCGCTGCTGCTCGCCTAACTCTAGGTAAGTACGGTCTATCTCTAGGTTCTAACCTAGCATATGTTACTTCTGTAGAAGGTTATAATAACCTAGTAACTAACACTGATTTCCAAACTGTAGATAAGTTCGGTGCTCAAGCTACTTACCTAACTGGTAGCGTAGGTGCTGTATACGGTATTCCAATTTTCATCTCTGAATTCATGGACACCGCTTCTGCAGCTGACTCTAACCTAGGTATCCTAGTTTATAAGCCAGGATTCATTATCGGTGAGCGTCGTTCAATGGAAATTGAAAGCGAATACCTACCACAACAACAAGTAACTGCAATGTACCTAAGCACTCGTATGGACTTCCAAGCCTTAACAACTGTTTCACAGGCTGCATTAAGTGCTCGTTATTCTTACGCAGGTCTAATTACTACTGCAAGCTCATAATATACAATGTATATAATACGCTAACAAAAGGTGGGGGAGGGCTGAGCCCTCCCCCTATTTACTATCGGGATACTCATGCTTAAACATCATATATGCCATATCCACTGCTTAGATCATCCTAGTGTATTTAAAGTAGTATCATATGCTGCTAAATATAAAAAACTATTTAACGGCGTAAAAATTGCCACTCTAATAAAAGTAACTCCAGAATCTGATATTTACGAAAGAGTGTATTCTATATTAACAAAGCTAGGATACGAAATTGTTACAGTACAGAATACACCTCTTAGAGAGGTAGGTCATTTTTTTAATACTAGCCTACCTATATTACTATCTAAAACATCAGAAGGGGTAGTATATTACAACCATTCTAAAGGTATTTCATATCATCCAGATTCAGAAGACGGCATAGCCACTACTCTTTGGACAGATGTTTTATATCACTACACGCTAGATTGCGCTGATAAATTTCCTTTTGAAGATAAACGATATAAAACTTTTGGATCTTGTATTATTAAAAATAAAAACTTTCTAGAGCCAAAGACTCTAGGTGAAGAGTATAGCTACTTAGGAACATTTTTCTGGATCAAGATAGAAGATCTAGCTACTAAGAAGTTTAACCCAGAACTATCTGTATTTTACCTAGAGGCTCTGCCGGGCTTAGTTAGTAAGAGCACTCAGGCTTTTAATTTGGGTCCAACCTTTAGTAAATTTGAAAGCCCATATAAGTTAGAATCTTGGGAGAAGAAAGGTATAAATTTTGGATTTCCAAACAAAAATAATGCTAATTGAAATGGCTAGACTCCAGTATATCACTTTTGATATGGAGTTTAGAGAATACACTTCCACAGGTAACTCTTTTAGTGGCGCTTATAACTTTTTTAGTTTAGAAGATATAGAGGCTCACAAAGAGAAGTCTGAAAGATATAAACAGATAGAAGCTTGGAATATAAAACATGCTAGCTTTAGGGATGCGTCCCCAATAAGACTTACTACGCATTCTATAGTGAAGAATTTGGAGAAATTAGATGGCGAACTTAGTTAGTTTAGCAGAAATAAAAGACTTTTTAGTAATAAAAGTTATTAATACCGATGAAGATGGTCGTTTAGCTAATATTGCTACCCAAGTTAGTTCTCTAGTAGAGTCTTATTGTGGAAGAATATTTGCAGCAAATAATTATACAGAATACTTTGATGGCGGAATATCATCAGTATTTGTGGCTTACCCACCTCTAAATAGGGTAGATGAAGTATCACATTTTGATGGAAAAGACTATGTAATTTTAGGCGGGCCAGGAGTTAATGGTGAGCCTATAATAACAGATGGCACTTCTCATAGCATTACTAATGTGGGAAATCCCGTACTAAGTACTCGCGTTAAAAAGTTTAATAGATCTAGTTTAAAGTTAGACGGTAGTAGTTATGTCCAGACAGATTCTACAGAAGATTGGAACTTTGGAGTTGATCCTTTTACTATAGAAACGCAAGTTAGACTTGATAATGTTGCCTCGTCACATACTATAGCTTCTAGCGGGTTAATAGCTAATAATAGTCATTGGCAGTTTGAAGTTGATTTAATAAATGGCGCTCAATTTAGAGTTATAGAAAATAACATTGTAAAGATAAATGTTTCTCAAGGTTCTAATACAGGGTATAGTGCCAATCAATTCTACCATATGGCAATAGTTAGAGACAACACTACAATTAAAATATATAGAAATGGAACTAGCATAGCATCGTTAACCACAGCTAACTCAATACCTAATTTTAATAATGGCATATTTGTTGGTAGCGGCACACATAGTTTGACTGGATATCTAGACGATTTTAAGATTAGCCATATAGCAGAATATACCTCTAACTTTACTGCTCCTACATACCCTACTAGAATAGACGAAAATACTAAACTAATGCTTCGTTTTGATGGGGCGAATAACACAAATGTTATAGCTGATGTATCTAGACGAGTTAATCAGTTTAGTTTCTATCCAGTAACTGGTGAAATAACTTTTAATACTGGAAATGGCGGCGGAACAGAAGCGCTTGGATTCTTTAGGCCTCTTAAGTTTTATAACTATCCTAAAGGAGTTAAAGTTACTTATAATGGGGGATACACTACAATACCTAGCGATTTAAAGCTAGCTACGCTTGAAATGGTAAAAGTTATATATAAAGGCAGATCGGGTAGCGAGAGTGTTAGAATGCAGGGAGAAGATATTAGCAGCCATAAGCTGTCACTAGATGGGTTCCCGCCACAAGTTAGAAGAGTTTTAAATCTATACAGGTTGATTGAATAATGTCTAATATTAGATTATCTGTACTTTCATTTAATAAAAATCCCGCACTATTACGCGTTTATCAATCTTATATAGAAGCTGCAGATGAAACATCTAGAAATAGATTACAACAAAAACTAGAGCGAGTAATAGGTGATAAGTTATACGGTGCTAAAAAAGTAGCAGGAAATCCAAGGCTAATACCAGACTGGTATATTGATCAAAGTGACGCCGCTCTAGAAATTACTAATAAACTTGGGATATTTGAGAGAGATGCTAAATCAGGTATACTAGAAATTGAAGCCAAACTCCAAAGAAGACTTACAGAATCTAGAACCACTACTACTATCGGTTCAGGAGTACTAAATAATAGTATTATAAATGAGATACTACAAAATAAAGGTCAAGTAACTACTAACAACGTAGAGCAAAAGATATTTAGGCAACTACGAAGAATTAAGTCTGGTACTAATCTATTTAATTTCTTAGCTAAAAATGCAGTTTCTACTATACACGAACCTGCATATCAAAAATCAAAAAACTTAACTATCCTGTCTAAAACGTCTGGTAGCTTATTAGCTTATCAAATATATTTTCCAAGAGCTAAATTTAAAGCTCCTATCTTCGGTAGTTCTATTGGCTCTGATGGCACTATTAGTTACTTTTTACAAACTAGTTTTGAAAAACAACTTGTAGCCGCAGCTTCCAAAGCTATGATGGCTGTTGATGTAGAAATTATACGCGAGCAACAAGATCTTGCTAAAACTATAAAACCTACAGATATAAGCTTTAGTAAGCCAGCTAAAGGTAGAAAAACTAAACCAACTGAAACTATTGACATGATATATTATTCTACTAATAGTATACCTATGTCTAGAGGTATTCCTAAAGCGTCTGTCAATCTTCGATTGCCCGCAGATATTGAAGATAAAGACTTTGACACTCCTAGAGACTCAGTACTTGATATAACTAGAGCAGTACAAGCTAAAGTAAGAAGTAGAATGAGACGTGGAGTAGGTAAACCTCGCCCTCCTAAGCTATATGAACGTACCGGAACTTTTAGAGGAAGTATTCGTGCTCATTTTGTTGAGCGTCAAAATACTGTAGACTATTCTTATATACCTTATTACGATAGACTAGAACGTTCCGGCTATCAGGTTAATAGATTAGTAGAAGATTCTATTAGATCGGTAGTTCAAGCCAAGTTTAAACAACAGGCAACAACTAGAAGAATAAATCTTTAAAAAATTAAAATTTGCCAATTATAGTTCTGCGTGCTATACTTAAGAAAGAATAGAGAGATGTCCAATCGTTCCGATATAAATGACTTTATCGTAAGCCAATTACGAAATATAAACGGTAGAACGTCTCCGTACGATTCTACATACAATTTTAAGACGTCTTTACATGAAAATGTATACAGAGGAATTCGATTCTTAGATGAGATAAACGATTTCCCTTCTATATATGTATCTACAGGACGAGAAGTAAGAAAGTTTAATACTCAAGGAAATATAGAGGCTAGGGTAGAAACAACATTACGCTGTTACTTGTATGGAGATGATACAGTTAATCAAATTAACGATCTGATCCAAGACATAGAACACGTTATTTATAATTTAAAGTTTCAACCATCTCTACAAGTATTTGATGTTAGCATTACTACAGCTTTAACAGACTCTGGGTTGCTAATACCATATGGAATGGCCGAGATATTTCTTAGTACTCGTTTTGAAATTTTTAAAATCTAAAGGAGAAAGCTAAAATGGCTTCATCACTAAACCTTCAAAGAAACTCTGAAGTTTACATGTCTACCGTCGACCTAGCCGGTGGAGATACAGGCTCAGATATGACACCTACAAATACCTGGAGAATAGAAGTACTCGCCGGTTATGCAGCAAGTCAATCAGCGGCTACACAAGATATTACATCACTGGAAAGTGGTCTAACTCCTGACCGCGGTACCCAGCGCTTTAACACTGCAATCAATCCAACTGAGTGGAGTTTCCAGACCTACTTACGCCCAACTGGAGTTACAAATACTAGCGGAGGCACAAACGTAGACCCTACAGGTAACTCACAGCCACTAGCAGACTGGTTCTTATGGCAGGCACTTCTATCTAATACTGCATACTCAGCAGGAACAGGAGCTTCTTCAGTTCTGCAGTCTGTATGGCAGACTAATGGGAAGTTTGCTCTAGCAGCTCGTGCAGCATCAGGTAACACTCGTGCCCACACTTCTAACATGGCTCGCGCAACAGAATATAATATGTACCTAAAAATGGATAACGTAGTATATCAAGTTCAAAACGCTACTGTTAATGAAGCTTCTATTGATGCCGCCATTGACTCTATCGCTATGACCAGCTGGAGCGGTTTTGGTACTGATTTTATCGAACTAACAAGTACCGCACGTAACGACTTTATTGACGTTGTTGGTGGAGTTAAGAATGATGGAAGTTCTGTAACAGCAACTCCATCAGTTGACTCTAATACACAAGCTTCTGCATATCACAGTTATGCAAGATATAACGTTGCTGGAACTACAACTACAAGCGCATTCATTCAGAACCGTTTAAGTGCTATTGAAGTAACCCACACACCAGCAGGTCAAGCTTCAGATACTTACACATTCCCAGTAACTGGACTAGGATTTACATATTCTAACGCACTAACTTATCTAACTCCAGAAGAACTAGCTGCTCTAAATACTCCAATCAGTCAGTTTACTGGATCTAGAACTATCACAGGTAACTTTACTGCTTACCTACGTTCTGGAGATGATGAAAGTGCTCAGTTCCTACGTAATATCTCTAACGATTCTAGAACAAGTATCGCACAAGCAAGTACTGCTAACCTAAAGATTGGTGGTTCTACAGCTCCGTTCGTTGCGGCTTACATGCCTGCTACTCAGTTCAACTTCCCAACTCACACTGTGGAAGATATCATTGGTATCTCTGTAGAATTCTTAGCTCAAGAACCTACAGCTAGTCGTGGTACTGGTAGCGAATTAACACTAGTTGTTTCTGCCGCATCTTAATAATTGAATAAACTACGCTTGAGGGGGCGTAGTTTATAAAAATGCAGTTGGGTAGCTACCTCAGCAAGCTATTAGATCTCCCCTCACTAATAGTAAGTTGGATATGGTAGCTACCCTTTTTTATAATAGAAATGAGAGGAAAATATGAGTTTAATTAAAAATTTAATGGTAACAGAAAAGGTTACCGAAGTAGAGTTTCCAGATATTGACGGATTTGTAGTTCATGTTAACTATGTTGGCCGTGACAAAATGATGAAAATTCGTAATAGCGCACTAGTATATAAGTTTAATAAGCGTACTCGCCAGCGTGAAGAAGAAGTAGATAATGATAAGTTC